AGTGGAAAACAGACTCTGTTAGCGATTATGCAGTAAATGTGCCAATTAGTTCCGCTGGCAGACAAGGCATGCGTAAAGAGGCCATTGAATTATACGGGGAGGCAAAAAGCGTTTACATCGTCGAGCCAGGTGACATAAACCCGGAAGGGCTTGACCAATACCAGCTTGTCACAGATGGCGAGCAGGAATTCAAGATAACTTTTATCGAGAAGATTAAACCGGCTGATTTGACGCTGCTTTACTACATCGGAGTGAACAGCTGATGCCTACGCAACAGCAAGCCACTGATACGGTGTACGGCGCATTCAATACGGCTTGGGCGGTTAACTCAACTTATCCGGTCGTTTGGCCAAACAAGAAGCCTGACACGGAGCCAATGAAACAAGGCAATCCATGGGCATTTGTCCGGATTGCACATAAAACCGGGCGGCAGGTTTCTCTGCCGGGCGTGGATGGAAAAAGAATTTGGGAGCGAAAAGGCCAGCTTGTTTGTGAAATTTATACGCCAAGCGGCGAAGGCACACAAGCAGCGTACACGCTTGCCAGGATCGTTGAATTGGCCTTTCTCGGCAAGGCCATCGACAGCGTGCGGTTCAGAGCAATCCAGATCAAGGAAAGCGGGATTCACGGTAATTGGTTCCTGGTAACGGTAACCGCAGAGTTTGAATACGACGAAATTGTTTAATGACGGAGGTGCTAAATGACAACGAATGTTAATAAGATCGACAGCAATATTACCGGGCTGCGGATTGCTGACGAAAGCTCGATTGGTGTGTTGCCGGGTACTCCGATCTGGAATCAGTATGAGCCGAACGATTATTCTGCGCTGGGCGCGAAAATATCGACACTGGTACGAAATCCGATCACGGATGGACGGCAACGTAAAAAAGGCGTTGTTGTTGATCTTGAGGCCGATTTCGGATTTAGTTCTGACTTCACCCAAACCAGTCACCAGAACATCCTGCAGGGTGTTTTCTTCGCAAATTACCGCACCAAGGCGGAGCGAACCGATATTCCATCGGTGACAGTGAATGCCGGTGATGACACCTATGAGTTGGCAAGCACTACGGGGTTATATGTTGGCTCGTTGGTTTATGGATCGGGATTCACCAATACCGGGAATAGCGGCCTTCATCGTATCACTACGGTGACTCTCAATACCTCGATTGCAGTGGCAGAAACACTCACCGCAGAAGCATCGCCGCCAACGGATAGCAAGCTTGTTGTTGTAGGTTTTCAATTTGGATCAGCAGATGCCACGATTGATGCATCCGGCACGCTGCCGAAGCTTGTTACCTCCACAAAGGATTTGACGCAGCTCGGTCTATCTGTTGGCGAGTGGGTGTATTTCGGCGGTGATGCTGCTGGGAATAACTTCGCAACTGCGGCAAATAACGGCTGGAAGCGAGTGCGGTCAATCGCCGCAAACGCTATTGAATTCGACAAATCGGCCTCAGCGATGGTTACGGACAACGGATCAGGTAAAACTATCCGAATCTGGTTCGGACGCAAACTGCAAAATGAAACCGGCGCCAGCATCGTTCGTAAAACGTACCAGCCAGAAGTAAGCCTTGGTGCGCCAGATACCGGCAGCCCGTCACAGATTCAAGGCATGTACGTTATCGGAGCCATCCCGAACCAATTCAGCCTGGATATTGGGACCGCCACGAAGATCACATCAAGCATGTCTTTCATGGCTACCGATGCGCAAACGGTTGACGGTCCCACTGGATTGAAAAGCGGTGATAGACCAACGCTTGTATCAGCCGATGCGTACAACACAAGTTCCGACATAAAGCGCATGAAAATGTCACTTGTGTCCTCAAGCGACGAAGCGCCGTCACCAATGTTCGCTTATCTGACCGACTTGAAGCTCGAAATCAACAATAACCTCAAGCAATCGAAGGCTGTGGGTGTTTTGGGATCGTTCGATATTTCTGCCGGTACGTTTGCTGTGAGCGGCAGCATGACAGCTTATTTCACCGACGTTTCGGCAATCGCCGCGATACGCAATAACTCTGACGTGACAATCGATGTGGTGATTGTAAAAAACAATGCGGGGGTTGTTATTGATCTGCCATTGATATCGCTCGGTGGCGGCAATCCGGATATCAAGCTGGATGAGGCTGTGAAACTGCCTTTGTCGATGGATGCAGCAACCGCGGCAAGTATCTCAACCAGTATGGATTACACGGCGGCAATCATGTTTTTTGATTACTTGCCTGATGTAGCGAAAGTTTAAAAACAAGCTTTGGCTTTAATTTGGATTCATGACTTTTATCACTTAATAGGACATTTACTTATGAGCGGCATGTACAAACAATTTTTAACCGACAGAGAACTTGAGAAAAAAGGGATTGTGCTGGATTACGGTCAATTCCGAGTGACCGTGGCACGCGCCGGTAGCGCGAACCATAAATTTGTGCGCACTCACGAAATCCTGACAAAGCCTGTTCGCCGCTTGATCGAGCAGGAAATTCTTCCGGTGGAGAAAGAGCGCGAAATCAGCCGACAGCTCTACGCGAAAGCTGTGGTGCTGAACTGGGAAGTCAAGGATGACAAGGAAAAATGGAAGCAGGGCATTGAAGCGCCTGATGGCTCCATTTTGCCATACACCGAAGAAAACGTGATTAATACGTTTGCCGCGTTGCCAGATCTGTTTGCTGATATCCAAATCCAGTCAAACAAAATGCGGTTGTTCCGGGCGGCAGATAAAGAAGCAGACGCAAAAAACTAACGGATGTCCTGCTTTATCAGTTAAAGCAGGGCAAAACCGAGAAAACAATCATCAAGCAGTGCGTGCAGGATGGCGCCGAATTACCAAAGGCAATAAAGAACGCCCCGGTTTTGTTGCCAGGATTGAGAATTTATATTGAGGCATTCGACCGCCTCAGTACGTGTAGACAAATAGGCTTCGGCGGGGTAGGGCAGATTTCCTGGTTTCAAATTCAGGAATATTGCGACAGAACCGGCATAACCGATGAGGAGCAGCGCGAGGATATGGAATACCACATCAATGTATTGGATGCTTCCTATATCGAATGGTATTCATCTATGAACAAAAGGAAATAGAGATGCCTGGCGGACTGGATGATCTGGCAAAGCGGCTTCGCGGTCATAGGGACACGATTTCAGTGAACCTTAACAAGAAAACGCGAAGTGTTGCGTTGGCAATCGATACTTTAATCGTTAAAGCCATGCCTGTGGATACCGGACGCGCACGCTCATCCGTGGTTGTGACAGTCGGTGAAGCATCCTTTTCAGAAACGACGCAAGCCTATGTCCCCGGAACAAAGGGAAGCACTGCCGGTGCCAACATGCAGGCCGCAATCGATCAAGCCGAATCTGCGTTGAAGGATCGGCAGCTTGGTGAAGAAATTCATATCAACATCAACATACCGTACATCGATGATCTGAATAGAGGGCATTCGCCACAAGCAAGCCCTGGATTTATTCAGCAAGCAATAGCTGACGGCGTTTCAACCGAATCAGGCGTTTCCGTACTCGAGAAATAAAGCACGCAAATGGGCGATATCACCGAAAAAGTTGACATAGTAATCAATGAGAGCGGCGGCAGAACCGTCAAACGCTCTCTTGATGACATTGCCGATAGCGCGCAGCGCGGGGTTCAGCCCGTCAACAATCTTAATGCTTCTCTTGGAAGCGGTGCGCGTGCGGCTGATGTTTTCTTTGGTTCATTGAAAGCCATCGGTGGAATTCTCGCAACATTAAAGCTCACTTCTTTAATCAACGAAGCCGCTACGTTGTCGCAGCGCTACAACGAACTCGGAATTGTTCTTGATGTTGTCGGCCGCAACGCCGGGTTAGCCCGGAGTGAGGTTGACGCCACAACGGAATCCGTGCGTAAGCAGGGCATTTCCATGATTGAATCGCGCCAGATCGTCACTCGGATGATTCAATCTCAGATCGATCTATCCAAAGCAACCGAATTGGCAAGACTCGCGCAGGACGCCGCAGTTATCGGTCAAATCAATTCATCGGAAGCTCTGGATCGTCTCGTATTCGGCATTACTTCTGCGCAAGTCGAGGTGTTGCGGGGTATTGGTATTAATGTGAGTTTTGAGCAATCTTACTCGAAGCTTGCCAAAGAAATCGGCGTAACTCAAAACGCCTTAACCGAACAGCAAAAACTCCAGGCGCGTCTGAATGTGGTGCTGGGTGAAGCGTCAAAAATTTCCGGCGTGTACGAAGGCGCGATGGCAAATGCCGGAAAGCAAATGCGCTCTACTCAACGGATCGCAGAAGACCTCAAGGTCAAGATCGGCGGGTTATTCGATCAAACTTCAATATTTGCAGTAACTGCATACACTAATGCGCTGAAAGAAGCCGACTCCAACGTTGAGAACTTCACCCAAACTGGACAACTAAAAGCGTGGGGTGATTCCATCGCACGCATTGCCGCATTTGCCGCGGATTCCGTCCGATCTGTTGGTATCGTATTTGATATCACCGGCAAGGCCATCGGAGCAATGGCTGCGCAAGCGGTTGCAGTATCAAAATTCGATTTTGGCACAGCGGCGCGCATTCAGGGCGATTTCAACAAAGACTTTGATGCGGCAATCGGCAGCATGTCCAAAATGCGCGATCTGGTTGAATCTCAGATCGTTGAGCGTGATCTGCTCACGAAAGCGACAGATAGAGAAACTCTATCTCTAAAATCAAACAGCGTTGAACTAGGGAAAAACACCGAAGAAGCCAAGAAAGACATCGACGCTCGCAACCGGTTCATTCAGGCATTGCAAACCGAAGTTGATTCTATCGGGCTGAACGAATTCGCAATCAAGCGAATGGAAGCGGCAAAGCTTGGCGCAACCAAAGCTGCGTCACCGTTAATCGATGCCCTGGAAGCGGAAAACAAAAGATTAAACCTGCAAAGCATTCAGGTTAATCAAATCACTTCCGACCTGAATAAATACAAGCAGGTAACCGAAAGTGTTAAGACAGATCAGGAGAAATTCTCCGATACCGTCGAAGAACTCAACCGGCTGAAAAATCTGACCAACGGCGCTGCAATTAGCCAGGAAACATATAACCGCGCGCTCAAAAAAGCGAATGATGAGCTTCTTGGGGTCAAAAAAACAGGAAACGAAACATTTGACGCCTTGAATCAGTATACGATCCAGGCCGCGCGCAATATCCAGACATCATTTGCCAATTTCTTGTTTGATCCATTCCAAGATGGCGTGAAGGGAATGCTCACAAGCTTCCTGAATGCTATCCGCCGCATGGTTGCGGAAGTTGCGGCCTCACGAATTGCAAACGCGATTGGATTGAACGGCATACTTGGTATCGGCGGCACGGCCGCGACAGGAACCGCGAGTGCCGGAGGATCGATATTAAGTAATGTGGCAAGCTTTGGATCAAGCGCATTCAACCTTATTCGCGGCGGTGGTGCGTCATTATTAAGCACTGGAGCCAACGCTCTAGGATTTACTTCGTTCGGAGCTGGCGCTAGTGGAGCGGCATCGGCTGGTGTGTTCGGTGCTGGAGGTCTTAACTTTCTTGGCGGGGCAGGAACGGCGCTCGGAACCGGTGCGGAATTTGGCATAACAGCCGGGATTGGCGCATCAATGGCAGCGATAGCTGGGCCGCTAATAGCGATCGATATTGCCGGTAGATTGTTTGGCGGTAATAAAACTCTAGGCGGTGCTGAAATGATACCGGTTATCGGTGGATTCCTTGCCGGTCTGTTCGGGCATGGCCCCATGAAATTCAGGCAGCAATCTCTGCAAGGCGATATCAGTTCATCCGGTTTCGATGGAGATTTAACCAATGTATTCCGTGCGAAAGGCGGGCTGTTTGTCAGCAACAAGCATAAGTCAATCACCGAACAACTCAGCGACGATCAGCAAAAAACATTTGATTCGGCCATAACCGGATTCTACAAATCAACGCATTCGTTCGCTGAAAACCTTGGGCTTAGTACCGATCTGGTTGATAACTACACGCAGAAAATCCAGATCAAATCTGAAAAAGGCAAGCAACTGACCGAGGAAGCGATAACAAATATGCTTTCCGGATTCAATGACAGCCTGGCCAAAAACTTGATTCCGAATGTGGATGAATTCCGCAAGGTCGGGGAATCTTCGGCGCAAACATTATCGCGGCTGAGTGGCGAACTGACCGTATTGACGAGCGCATCACAGTTATTGTTTAACAAGACAGCAGAGCAGTCAAAAGCGCTTATCAATCAATTTGGTTTTAGTGATCGCACGGCATTCTTGGATAAAGCTGGCGGAGCTGATGCATTCGGCGCCATGGTTTCCGGGTTCGCGCGAAACTTCCTGACTGACGATCAGCTGATGAAGCCGGTAATCGAATCGCTTGTTTCGCAGCGTAACCAATTGGGATTGAGCGGCATAAACAACCGCGCGCAATATGTCAGCGCAGTTCAATCAGGCAACCTAAATCAAGATCAATTGCTATTTTTGCTTAAAAACCAAGATGCGATAAATAGCGTATTCACTTATCTCGAAAAAATAAGCCAGGCTGCACCTGAAGCTGCTACCGGTCTGGCCGCGGTATCGAGAGAACTTAATATTGCCGATGCCGACCGCACAGAATACGGTCAACGCCTGAACAATAGTATCCAACAAACATCAAGTGCCATTGCGGAACTAGAAGGAATCGCCAAGCAATTGATGGGTACCGTGAATCAGATCAACCCGCTGTCAGTAACGGAAGCCAGAAATATTGTTTCCGGAGGGAATGCGAACGATCCTCGCCTGCAAACTGCTTTATCAACACTGAGCGATATGGGGACCGGCGAGTTCAGTAACGTGATCGATTTTCAGCGCGCCAAGGCAAAAAACGTGGCCGCAATATCCAGCCTGCAAAACTCTATTGCGACACAGGTTTCCGCAAAAAATAAAGAGCTTGATCAATTTAATTTTGAAAAGCTGATGCTTCAAGCAAGTCTTCGCAATGCCGCGCAAATGTTCTCTGATGCAGCAAGTTTCGATGTCGGTGGATACGTGCCGCGTACCGGGATGGCGATCATCCACAAGGATGAGCAAGTATTAACGCCGGGGCAGCAAGACAGAATCACATCAGAAATCGCGCAAATGCGTGAAGAGCTTGGGAAAGCGCTTGCTGCAATAGCTAAACATACAGAAAAAACCGCAACGCTGATTGATGATGTTTCTGCCGGTGGAACCGCTATGTTGACGGAGGCCGCATAAATGGCTGACACAAACGAATCCACTCTAAGCGTAATGATCCCGGTTGAAATAACCGATTCCGTGCTGTATTCGACGACCGTAGCAGAAACCGATTACGCGGCGTGGAGCGGTGGCACAACTTATGCGCTGGGCGATCGATGCATCAAAAATCATCGCATCTATGAGAGTGTCGCTGGTAGCAACCTCAATCACGATCCAACCGACATCAACAATCGCACCGGTTCGACGGTCTGGTGGATCGATGTGTCAGCAACCAATGCGCACAAGATGTTTGACAACGAGAACACTTCCGCCACGGTTGCCGCCACTTCGTTGACCATTGTGCTGCGGCCCGGTTTTGTGAATGCGCTCTATGCTGGCGGGCTGATCGCTGACTCAGCAACCATAACCATGAAGGATGCGCCGGGCGGGACGGTTGTTTATTCCAACACCATACAGCTTGAGAATTCATACCCGCCTGACTGGTATGAATATTTCTTCTCTCCATTCGTTCAGCAGCCTGACCTGGTCATTAATGACCTGCCGCCTTACTACAACGGGGAAATCACATTCACGTTGACGATCGCGGCAGGCAATGTGGAGTGCGGAATGTTTCAGGTTGGTGATTTACGTCCGCTCGGTATTACTCAGTACAACGCATCGGCCACACCAAAAACATACAGCTCAATCAAAGAAGATGACTTTGGTAATAGCACTATCGTGCGGCGTAGAAAAGCGCGTGACGCGAAATACAGCGTGATAGTCGATCCCATTCAGGCAAATTCAGTGATCGATGTCGTTACAAGCGTACTTGACGTGCCAACCGTGGTTGTTGCGACCAATTTGGACAATTATGCATGGCTGCGTACTTTCGGGCTGATAAGCGGCGAAATGTCGGCGGAAAACTATTCAGAAAATGTACTCAATATTTCAGTAAAAGGGATGATCTAACATGACGCCATTCAGCGGAGAAAAGCCACAGCGCGGCGTTCGATTAACGTTTTCAGCGTTAGTCGATCCATTCATAACGTGGTTTCTCGGTACATTTTGGGATGAGCTGCAGGCTGTTATCGCCGCGTTCAATTTCAACGCCACCAACGCAACCAGCGTGACCAGTTTAACGGTTGGGAGTGGTGCAAATAAGTCGCTGACTACGCAAACCGGGAAGTCATACAACGAAGCCATGACCATAAAAGTGGCTTATAAGCTCGACCCTACCATATGGATGCTAGGTGACTTGATTTCCTATGATTCCGGTACCGGCGCCCTGGTTTTCTATCCGCGAACAAAGAACGGTTCTGGAACATATGCGGATTGGGTGATTGCTCAATCGCCTACAGCTGATGAGGTTGGCGATCATAGCTTCAAGTGCCATACGCCAAATGGACACGGATCCACTAACAACAAAATAAGGTTGTACACCGTAACCGCGGTGAATGTTGGGACCGCTATGACCATCACTCACAGCGCAACTCTTGGAACCTACATCACAATCAATGAAGCCGGTGATTATGAGTTTTGGGTTAAGGACACATTTTCAGGGGGCGCATGCAATTACGGTATATCGGTAAATTCAAATCAGCTTACACAATCAGTTACATCGATTACGTACGCGCACAAGGCTGAATTAGTTTATCAATGCCCAACAAATGCTTACATCCCGATGAAAACACCAGTTCTCAAGCTTGTTCCTGGCGACATTGTGCGCGTGCATACCAATGGGTCTCCTGATGGCACTGCAGATTTTTCAACATTCGGCGGAAGGAAGGTAGGTAATGGCTAAATTGCTGGTTAACTCGCCAAGCGGCGAACAAAAACTTATAGAGATCGACAATAGCGGATGGTATTTCGACGAAATGCTGGTGGAATGGGATACCCGTGTTGACGGCGATCTTCCTGAAGATATTGAGCTTGGGAAGATGGTACGCGAAGGAAATCAGCTCATCAAGCAAGCAGAATTCCTCACTGAGCATGCAGCGTTTGTGAGATCGCAGCTTGTGCCGGGCAAGATAACCAAGAGGCAAGCGCGGCTTGCGCTGCTTGAAGCTGGTCTATTATCGACAGTAGATAGCTTTGTAGCCACTCAATCCGCAGAAGTCCATATTTATTGGAACGATTCTCAAGAAATTTACAGGCAGCACCCATTGATTCTGAGTTTATCCGCAGAGCTCAATCTGTCCGAATCACAGGTTGATGATCTATTTATTAGCGCTGGAGGTAAATAATCATGACCGACAACCATTGCCCACACACCATGCAGATCGGCAATCAAGAGGCGCGAATTTCTGCGCTTGAGAAGAATTACGCTGAGCTCGAAACCTCGATCGAGGGAAAGATTAATTCTCTCACCCTGACCGTGCAGGGCAATGTACTGAAAATCATCGAAGAAAAAGCAAATCAGTCCGGATTTATCAAAGGAATCCATGCGACGGCTACGCTTCTCGGGTACTCAATAATCATTATTGGCCTGTTGCTGGCGGGTAAATTCACCGGCGCCATTGAGTCAGCTTTGAAGTTTTTCGCGGGGTTTAAATGATTATTCAAATTTTTGAAAAAATCGCTGGAAAGGGGAAACAACTTGATCGCGGCTGCCACTGCCGGGCCGTGATTAATGCAATAAAACGGCAGGAAAAACTTTTAATGGAAATCAAAATGGATATCGAAAATCTGAAAAATGCACTTGATACCGCAAATGCACAGACTCAAAAAATAATCGGTGAAATTCAGGAATTGCAGGCAGCGGTTGCGAATTCTGCTGTTGATTTGCCGCCCGAAGTAGAAGAAAAGGTGAATCAGTTGCTTGGCAATCTGCAAGTCGCTGATGACTTGAATCCTGACGCGCCACAATAATCATGTACGCGGCCATTATTAATTTACTGGCTCCTTACGCGAAGAAAATAGTCGCCGGTCTGATTATCACCTTAGTCGTGATCGGCGGTTATTTTTACTGGAAGCATCAGATCGTAAGCGATGCCTTAAAGATTGAGCGCGCAGCATGGGAAAAGCGAGACAAAGAAACAGAAATTAAGGGCAGAGAAATTCTCGCTTTGAAAAACTATGAAATTGAGCGCGTCAAGGAAGAGCAACGCAATACTTTTATAGGAGCAATACAAGACTATGCGAAACATTATAAAAATTCCAATGATCAGCTTGCTGCTGATCGCAATAAGCGCATGTTCGTCAACGCCACCGCGTCAAGTTGTGGTGGAAACGCCGTGCCAGCCAAAGCAGGAAGTACCACGGGAGCTGGTGGAGCAAGCACAAAAATTCTATCGGCAGAACTGGAACCAGAAACTGCTGAAACCATTCGAGCAAACGCAGCAGAAGTAGATAGCGGCGCCCGCGTGTGCGAAATCTTGATTGAAAGATTCTTGATGCCAGAATCGGTGCTGAAATGAGACTGGCGCTGATACTTTCTGTGGTTGTCATCATGGTCGGTTGCGGCGCGCATCCAGCATACGCTGACAACCATTTAACCGAGACGCGCTACTGCGGCGAGCCTAAACGCACAGCAAGCGGGAAAATTCTTCGCAGCAAGGCTGTGCGTCTTGAGTTCGAGCGGCTTTATCCATTACCACCCGGTTATGAGCGCAGCAAGTGGCAGGTTGATCATGTAATACCTCTTGCCGCTGGCGGCTGTGATTCGGTATCGAATATGCAATGGCTGCCTGAATCTATCAAAACCTGCGCAAACGATGACTGCAAAGATCGCTGGGAGCGCGGCGGCATTTATCCATTAAAAAGGCAAGGGAGCCAATGAAACGCATTATTTACAAACCGCTCGACGGAGAAATAAAACCTGCCGCCGCAGTGGATTATCATCTGCCGCTGAGTGGGTATGTGTTCGATGTCTTGGTGGACGATGATTACACGCCAGAAGGAAGGACGGTATTGTATGACTCGCTCGCCGGGATCATGCTGTCAGAGCCGTTCGTGCATCATTTCGCGGGGTGGGAAGTATGACGGTAGTTAGATCGGACGCTCCCTTTTACTGGCCGCTACGAGGCAGCATCGCGCTGCAAAATGGCACCGGATCGCCTACGTTTACGCGCGCCACGGCAAAATGGATGTTTAATGACGAGGGAAAATTAATACGATTGCCATCTGGCGCTATTGAGATGCGCGGATATAGGCCGGTAATAAATTTGCTCGCTAATACAGAAAATCTCGCTTTATGGTCTAATACTGATATGGGGCCGGTCGCTGTATCTGATCCTGATGGCGGAACTAAAGCGTTCTTGATAACTGCAACTTCGACATCGGCATTTATCCAAGGCGCGTCATACGGAGTCGACAGTTCAGTAACCACCATTTATCACAAAGTCATTATAAAGCCAGACACTTTCGGGTGGTGGAGATTCCGCTTGTCCGATTCTTCTGGCACAAATTACGTGTCAAAGTGGGTCAATGTAGTGACTCAAACGATAGGCAGCACCGCAACAAACGGCACCGGGTGGAGTTTTGTCGACTTTACTATAACTTCGCACACAGTAAGCGGTTGGTATGTTATTAGATATATTGCAAAATTCCCATCGGGCGCGACATCCCCTAGGACGCGCATTGATCCTGTTGACAATAATAATAGTAATAGCAAAACAACAACATCTGGGGCAAAATTAACGCTCTGGCACCCGCAATCGACGAACGTCACATGGATGGACACACCGGCGAACGCTGCGGATGAGTACGTTTCTGTCGGCGTGTTGTCGTCGCCATGGCATGGCGCGGGGGCTGATGGCGTTAAATATTTTTCGACCTACGAAGACGGAGCGCCTATACCGGAAGCAAATCTGCTGGGCGCAAGGCTTAATCCTAACGCTGTCACAAATAATCTGCTGTATTGCCGTGATCTGACAAATGCGGCATGGACTAAGACAAATGTCACCGCGGCGTTGACCCAGACTGGACTTGATGGGCAATCGAACGCATGTAGTTTATTGACCGCAACAGCTACAGATGGCACTGTCCTGCAAACAATAACCGCAGCAGCTGCGGCGGCATGTTCTGGTTTTTATGTTAAAAGATCGTCGGGCACAGGATCAATCTACTTTACCCGAGATGGTGGTGCTAATTGGACTGATATTACAAGCCTGATAAATTCAACTGATTTTTCGCTCGTAAAAATCGAAAACACATCAGTCCTAAATCCGCAGGTCGGTTTCAAAATTGCAGCAAGCGGCGATGCAATTATTGTGGATTTCGGTATCAATCACTTGGGTACGCAGATATCAGACCCAATAGAGACCACAAGCACAGCCGTTACAGTTAACGGTGAAGTTTTGACAATACCGACAACGGGTAATTTTAGCGATGCCGCTGGCACTATTTTAGCGACCGTAGATAAATCTGATTGGAGCGGGGCAAATGGTTCGGTAGTTGGTAGCGCTACCAGAGGGCTTTATACAAGCGCATCAAATTCTGGCGCGCAAGGTTTGGATGGCACTAATACAGTTAACGGACCCGCTGGAACACCAAGCGGCACCGTGAAAACCGGTATCCGCTGGTCTGGATCGTCATTGCAAGCGTTTTCAAATGGCAGTTTCGGAACAGCCGGGAGCTATGACGGCGCTTTCAATCTCACTTCAGTTGCGGCAATGGCTGGCGCAAAAGGGGCTGTGAAGGACATTGCAATCTGGCCATCGTCCCTATCAGATTCAGACATGATTTCGGCGTCGGAAAGTATTGTGTTTAATCTGGTCAACGGTAGCGCAGCGGCTTTATCTCTGGCCGCTCAAAGCGGTCTGGTGATTGAGGGGAGGACAATAGATGCGTCAATTGCGGCTCTATCATTTGCCGCTCAGGATGGTCTCGAAATAATCGGACGCACGATCGACGCTGGCATCGCGCCTTTGACACTTTCCATGTTTGACGGCGAGGTTATTATTGGCCGCACAATTGATGCTGATGTAGCAGCTCTCTCGTTGTTTTCTCCGGATGGCCTGGAAATAATAGGACGCACAATTGATGGTGATATTGCATCGCTCGCTGTTGTGGCTCAAAGCGGCGCAGTGTTGTTAGATGATTCGCCGCGCTCTGCCGTGACAATCACGGCCACATTAGCAAGCCCAACAATAACAGCGAGGTTATAAATGGCTCAAGAGCGTTTGTATGTGCTAACAGACATCAATATACCGATCACACTAGGCGGCGACATAACTATCAGCGATATAGCTGATATGACGGTTCGTTTAGTTAAAGTTGATGGGTCTGTGACAGTCGAGCTAAAAAAAAGCGGCGGGGGAATAGACATTATTGCTGATCAGATAACCCTGAGAATTTCTAAGACATCAATCTCGTCAGACGGTGTTTATTACGTTTACGTGTTTGTTACAGATAACGACGGCAAGGTTCTTGGTCTCACGCCAACTCCATTGCATATTACTTTTTACAAAAACTATTAGGAGGCCATATGGCAGCAGGTTCAATAACATTCGTGCATCAATTTAAAGTCGATCTTGGCAACAAAATACACGATCTTGATGGTGACACATTCAAGCTTGCACTTGTCACTAGCGTAGTAACGCCAGCGGCTTCAGACGCAGCGCCGCATTTTGGAGGAACTGGAACTACAAATTACGCAACAAATGAAGTGTCAGCAGGAGGCAACTATTCCGCTGGTGGATTAACGCTAGCAAACGTAACTTTTTCAAATGCTGGTGGCACAGTTAGCTGGAAAGCGGACAAAGCAAGTATTGCATACAACCCAAGCAACCCCACAAATGCGCGCTGGGGGGTTATTTACAACAGCACGGATGCAAATAAGCGCGCTGTAGCTATTCTGGATTTTGGTGCGGTGCTGGATTTAAGCAAGGGGCCGTTTGAGTGGAGGTTCAGCAGTATTGATGGCAATGGCACCATTGCTACCCTGTAAAAATCATGGGTAAATTTTTGACTGATTTGCAAGTTAAAGAAGTGTCCCGAGGCGGACTGTTTAA